GCGAAACGATTCGGTAGGGTCGTCGGCGTCGCTTGGGTATGCACCGCCCCGATTTCGGCCGTGGATAGCCCGCCAAGGCGTTCGGCCTGTCGGACAGGGTATCGGCATCGTCGGACCTTGGACGGCCTAGGCGGGGCGTATAGGCGGAAAAACAAACCCGCCCGCCACGGGTGCGGGCGGGCGGGTCTGTTCGCGGTCGGCTTCAGAACGTCGGATCGCGGTAATGGTCGCGGCGTCCGACGAACACGGTAGCGGGGTAACGCTTGCCAAGCAAGTTCTGACGACCGCGCCAGTTCCCGTTTGCGTCCAACTTGCAACCCCAAAGCGTACCGTTCGGGTTCGGTTCAAAGCGGTACGACTGGCTTTCGGAAATGCCGTCGCCGCCGATGCGGATAGCCGCGTCTTCGCGAACGTCGATCCTATCGACGCTGCGGGTTCCGTCTTCGTTCGTCCCTCCGCCGATTGCGACCACGGTAGCCGCCCTGCGGTCGCTACCGATTGCGACAGTTGCGGCCATTCCGATACGAATTTCGTTTGCGTCCATTGGTTCGACTCCGTCTAGCGCGTCGGCCGCGCGTGGCCTGTCCGTTCGTCGGACGTGTCTACTCTAGGGATATCGGCGCGCCTGTCAAGCCGACTTGGACAAATCCGAACGGATTTCGCAAAATGCCGCCGCGCCGTCCCTAGCGCGCTTGGCCGACCGTGGCCGCGGGTAGGCCATGCTAGCGGGCGCGCGGCCGTTCTAGGTCGGCTAGGGCGTCCCCGACTATTCGCACGACCGCTAGCGCGGCAGTACTGGCGCGCTCGGAAACCTCGGAGTCGGACAGGGACGCGGGTAGGTTGACCGTGACGAACGCGCGCACCGCGACGGTATCGCCGTCCGTCCGCGCGTTGCATTCGATTTCCGCGCCTAGTTCGGGCCGCGTCTCAGTCGCTCGTCCGTACGTCCACGTTCGCGCCATGCTTCGCCTTCCTCTCTTCGTCGTGTTCCGCAAGCGTGTCGGCCACGCGTTCCAAAAGGTCCAACCAATTCGCGCGGTCGCGCCACGGCATCACCGACCAACGTTCCCAATCGGCCATTGCCGTGGAATGCGCGCAACCGACCAACGCGCCGACCTCGGGCCACGACGGCGACGGCCGCGCGATTTCGCGCAGCGCGGCGACGTGAACCATTCGGCCATGCTCGGACAGGACGGCGCGCATACGCCGCCGTTCGTCGGCGTGGTCAACCTGAAGCCGCTCGGGGAACGCTAGGACGTACCGCGCGGCGCGTGAAACGGCGTAGTGGGTCGGCTTCGATTTCATCGCGTCAACTCCCAAACGCGCGCGCGGCGTCCGCTGCGCGTCAGGCGCGAACCGTTCGCGACCACGCGACCCGCGCGCATCAATGCGTTTACCGTCGCGGACGCGGTTTGGTGCGTCAGTTCCAGGCGTTGCTCTAGTTCGTCGCAAGTCGCGGGGCCGTCGTCGCGCAACGAACCGACGATTCGCGCGGCCACTCCGTTCGGCGCGTTTCGATAGGCTTCGTCCTGCGTCGTCCAACGCGTCGCCTGTCGCGGCGTGGAACGCGGCGGTTCGTCGCGCGCGAACAGCGGGAACCCGTCGAACGCCCTGCGTCGGTAGGCTTCGTCACTCATCGCGCGTCTCGGCTTTCGTCGCGGCAGTCTGTATCTCGGACGCCTTCGCAACCGCGTCGGTCCTGAACTGGCGCAGCGTCCGCAGTTCGGCCGCGGCCGCGCGGGCGTCGGCAATCGACAGGGAAGCGAAGTTGAGGAAGGGATGATTCGCGGCGCGGTCGAGTCGGTCGGGTAGTTCGTTCATCGCCGCGCCGCCTTCCCGTTTGGTTCGAAGCAATCCCAACCACGATGAATTGCATACTTATATTCATTTCCATACGGACCCATAAGATTTCTACACAATTCGCGCCGCGCTTCGTCGCGCTCGGCTGTAAGCGTTTCCACGCGCTGGCGCAGTTCCGTAATCGTTTCGCGGAACTCGTCAGCGTTTCTTATAAGTTCGGCATTCGATTCGTCTTTCATCGCTAGAACCTCCGTTCCTCTTCGGTCAGCCCTACGCCTTCGCATTCGCGCAGCAATGCAAGCAACGCCGCGGGCGAGACGACGATTCCGCCAGTCTCGACCCGCGAAAGGTACGTCGGGGACAGGCCGCAGGACTTCGCCAGTTCGCGAAGACTCCGTCCGCGCATCGCAAGGCGGACGGCCGTTGGTCCGTGCATTTCCAACGCCGCTTCGCGGAACGCAATGTCCGCGGCAAGACGGCCGACGACCTTGGCTAGCGCGCGCGTCGCGGGCGGCGCGTCGGTTCGCATGACGGCGGGCGGTTCGGTCAGTATGTTTCGCGCGCTTCGCTTCACGGCTTGCAACTCCGTTCCTCCGCGGACTCGGGCGGTTCGGGCGTGTCCGCGCCAGGCCATTGGCAACCCAACGACCGCAGACGCAGTTCCAGTTCGGCGCGCCGTCCGCGCGACGCCTCGGAGTCGAACGCGAACGTCCGCGCCCATTCCGCGCGTAGCCATTCGATGCGTAGGCGTCGGCGCAGCGAATCCAGTTCGGGTTGCCTAGCGTTCACGTCGGACATTGCCGCGCCGAATCCGTCGCGCTCCGTGTACTGCGCGCCTTCGGAATCCAAACGTTCGATCAGGTCCGCGGCTTCGTGCAAGTCGTGCGAAAGCAAATCGTGATTCGGATATGCCATAGCCCATTGGCGAAGCCGTCCAACGATGATTGGTCGCTTAGGCATCGGAATCCGCCTTCCTTTCAAAGCACGTCCAACCACGAACCTCGGCGTAGTCCTCATCGGTGAAATAGCCGTGGCGGTGCTTTTGGCAAACCTCTCGGCGCGCCTCGTCCCTCTCTTCAATAAGCCCCCGTATGGCTTCCGCCGCATCTTTGCAAACATTGCCCGCGGGGTCGTCGTGTTCGCGATTGCAAAGCCTCGACAGCAATTCGGAAAGTTCAGGCATCGGAAGCCGCCTTCCTCCGAACGTTCGCGCGCCACGTCAGGCGTTCCGACCGCATATCGGCGCGCGCGTCGTACGACTGGCGTACGGTCAGGCTCGGGACGGAATGCCCGACCATTCGGCAAATCCGAATCATCGCCTCATCAGGGATCGGATACGCGCCCGACGCGTAGTTGGCTATCGTCTGAACCGACGCGCCGACCGCCGACGCGACGGTTCGGATTCCATGCGCGCGGATCGCCTTCGCAAGCGAACCCGCGGGGTCGATTTCCCAACTTACGCGCACGACTGGCGAGAACTTTTCTTCCATTGCGTTTCCCTTCAGGCGAACGCGCGGAGCAACGCGCGTCCCAAGTAGAACCAAAACAGGCACGAACCGACGAACAGCGCGGCAAGCACCGACACGGTAACGAACAGCGCGCATACCCAATACGCGAACCAAAGGAACCCCGACCACGTCGCATCTTCCGTTCGGCTATATCCGTTCAGCATCGCTTCCCCTTCCTAGCGTTTCCCGCCGCGCGCTGCGCGCGAATCTTCTCGGCGGTTTCGCCGCGCCAAATTTCGATTTCGCGCGGTAGGTCGAATGCCACGCGCACGATTTCGCGACCGCTGCGCCGCGCCACGTGGATCGTTCCAATCGGGTTTCCCTGACGGTCGGTCAGTTCGAAGACGGTCGGGCCGTTGCATTGCAGGACTAGCAAGGCGCACCGCCCTTCGCGCGGGCGGGCGCGTGGCCCGCCCGCGCTTGGCGGACGTAGCGTCTTTCGGACGCTAGGTTCGGACGCCGCGTCCTGCGGCGGGTCCGCTCCGAACACGGAGTACGGGGACATTCTACGCGGTTCATTCGCTGCACTCCAAACGCGTTCGGGACGCGGAACCCGCCGCGGAGTCGCCCGCGGCCGCTTCGATTGTACCAACTGTCAAGGCGGCATGGACGAACAGCACGGAGGAAATCGGCCATTCGTTCAGATTCGCGGGCAACGGACTAGCCGATATCCAACCGCGCGAACGGAGGGACTGAACCGCGCGCCCGATGCGCGCGCGGTCCATCCGCGCCAGTTCCGCCAACGCGGCCGCGTGGTCGCGCGCCCGCTGTTGGGTCCAGTCGTCGCGCTGCGCCTTAGGCTTGGGCGTCGTGCGCGCGGCTTCGCGCTCTTCGCCCGCGTTCGCGATCCTGCGGTAATGCTCCAACAGTTCCGCCAGGCGGAACACGGTCGAGCCGTTCGACGCGCGGTAGTCGTCCACGGCGACGGCCAACCAACGTTGGTTGAGGGCCGACAGGCGGCGGACGGTCAGTTCCCGTTCCTCGGGCGTCGGTTCGTACCGCGGCCATAGGCCGTTGATACGCCGCCGAACTTCGTCCCAACTGGTCGCATCGTTCATAGTCCGCCCCCCTTGGAACCCCTGCGCGCGCGCTCTTCTCTACTCTTCTCTTCTCTTCTCTTCTCTGGTGACGCGTCTAGCGTTACTTGACTGCCGCAACCAGTAACGCTAGACGCGTCACGCGTTCCCGAATCCCTGTAACGCCGTTGCCGACGCGCGCCGTTCGCGCGCGTCTTCGCCGTCTCGCCGTTGTGGTCGTTGAACCGCGGCAACACGCAATCCGCGCCGTCCACGGCCAACCAGTCAACCGCCGACATGGCGGCGGCGAACCCCGCGACGCCCGCCACGCGGTCCACGTCGGCCGCGCCGAACCAACGGATACGGCCGTCCGTGGAATGTTCGTCGGCGTACGACCAAACCGCGACGAGACAGCCGACCGCATGGGCGGGCGGTATGCCCGCGACCGACGCGATACGGAACACGCGCGGATCGGCGGACAGGTTTGTCCGTATCTTTATCCACGACATTTGCGCCCCTTCCCGCGGAGGAACCCGAACCCGCGCGTACGGCGTTCGCGTTCGCGCGCCTGGCGGATATGCCGCACCGCGCGCGCCACGGTTTCGATGCGCCGCAACTCGCCCTGCAACGACCAAAGCACTTCCGCGAAACGCAGTTCCGCGCGCGTCAGACGGACCATTCGGCCAATCGTGTTGACGGGTACGGACAGCGCGTTCGGCCGTAGGTCGAGCAACAGCCCGACGTACACGACCTGGAACGGCAAGCCGCTTTCCTTCCATACGTGCCGCGCCGCGTCCGCCGCCTCCGCGGCCGTGAACGGCCGCGGAGGGACGACGGAAGCGAACGCGGGCGACTCGTCAGAACAGGCCATCCGCACCGCCCTTCGGGTCGGGCGCGACCGCGTCGGCCGTCTCGTCGTGCGATAGGCGCGAAATCATCGGCAGTCGGTTCGCGCGCTCGGAGTAGGCGAACCGAATCGGTTCGTTCACCCAATCGGCGCGCGCCGCGGGTAGGCCGACGTCCGACGCCGTCGCGGGCGATACGACGAACTGGCGGACTTCGCCGCCCGTCTCAATGTCGGCCACGAACACGCCGTGTCCGTTCACGCTGCGTTCGGACACGTCATGCAGGAACCCGCGCGCTTCGATTGTCGGCCCCGCGGGTTCCGCCGCCTTGGGCGCGGCCGCGCGTTCGCGTACGGCCGCGTTCAGGTCGGGCGCATTGCCGCCGCGGATCGCTCGGACGCCGTGCGCGGTCGGATTCGCCTTGTCGTTTCGGCGGTCCATGTCCGCCTCCTCTTCGCGCGGCAACAACAACAGGTCGCGCAACCAGTAGGAAAGCGACGTGGTCAGCGCGCCCGCGAGTGCCTTGTCAAGCGGTCGGCCCTTTTCCGCAATGATCGCCCAAGGGACGTCCGCGTCGGTCAGCGTGTCGCCCGTCGCGCCTAGCGCGACTTCGAACGTTGACAGCACGAACAGCCCGTCTTCGCTGATTCGCCACGAACGGCGGCGGGCGACGATGCCCGCCGACGACAGCGCGGCGCGGCAAGCCGAAATCATGCTTTCCGCCGACGCATAGTTGTACTTGTGGAATTCGTTGCGCGCGTCCTTGGCGGCGAACTGGACCGCCGCTTGGGCGCGCACCAACCCGTCGTACACGTTGCGCGGCGCGGCTTCGGCCGCGGGTTCCACCGACTTGGTTTCATTCTTCGCCATTGTTCGATTCTCCTCGGATTGCCCATTCAGGAATGCGGATAGGTTGGACCGTCCGCGGGTAGCCGTCCCAAACGCCAGTTTCCATGCAGCGCGCGTACTGCGCGCACAGCCGTTCCACGACGCCCGACATTGCGTCCACGTCGGCCATGTCGAGTTGGTAGACGGCGACGCAGTACGGCGCGGACTTCTCAACCGCGACGAACGCGACGCTATCCACGTTGACGCCGTGACAGGCGAGAACCGCGCGATAGAACGCCGCCTGAACGTGGTAGCCGTATTCCCCGCACGAACGCGCGAAGGCGCGCGGCGCGGCGGAAACGGTCGTCTTCACGTCCAACAGGATTCCGCTAGCCGACATCGCGTCAACCTTGCACTTCGCGGGGACGCCCGCGATTTCGCCGCGGAACACGGCTTCGCGCACGTCGCAAATGTCGAGCAACGCCGCGGCCGCGTCGTGGCGCGACACGCTGTCGCGCATCATGGCGACGCACTCCGCTTCGTCGGGGTCGAGCAACGCGACGCCCTCGGGCAGACTGGCGGCGAACTCCGCGGCCGCTTCCTTGCCCGCCTTCGTGCGGCGGTCGAACTTCGGCGCGACGCGGAATTCCGCCGCGTATTCGCTCGGGCGCAGCAGCGCGCAATGCAGCGCGCGCCCGACGCGCAGCGCGTCCGACTCGTCGGCGTCGGCGCGGGACATTTCCGCCAGGACGTGCGCGGGCGTCGCGCTCCAAAGCCGCTTGACGTACGACGCGCGGACGCCCTTCAGCGCGTGGTATTTCGATTCGCTCATGTATTCGGGACGCATCGTCAGTTCCTCGGGGTGCGGCGGATCGAACGAAGGCGCGCGTACCGCGCCGCGCGGTACAGTTGCCACGACCCCGCGGCAAGCGGAATCAGCCAAAGCAAGTCAAAGGTAGGGGAACCGTCCATCGTGAACACTCCGTCCGCGCGTCGGCCGCGCGTGGCCCGCCGCGTCATGCGGCTTCCGTTCCATCGGCGCGACGCGCGCCGACCCTTGAAATTTGGAAGACGCCGCGCGGCCGTCAAGCCGCGCGGCGCGTGGTCATTGGAACTCGCGACCCGCCAGGATGCGGGATTGCAGCGCGTCGAACTGGACGACGTGCGTACGCGTAAGGCGGTACGCCAACTGGACGCGCGCGCGCTTGCGCTTCCACTCGGACACGGCGCGCAAGCCGCCTTGGTTGTCCGCCACGAACCCGCCCTGAACGATGGACGCGTGGCGGGCGGCGCAGACGTAGAACGCCGTTCCGCTCGGCGCGTTCGCCACGACGTCGCGCACGAACTGCGCGTAGGTCGGAAATCCCGCGGGCGTCGCGTGAGCGACTGAGAATCCAAGCATGGCGAACGTGTATGCCGCTTCGAAGTTGTACGCGCCACGGATACGGCGCGCGTCCGACCACGACACAAACGCGGCCGTCGTGGATGCGGTCAACTGGCGCGCGCGATGATGAGCGATAAGCAACGCGGCCAGGTCGGTCGTACAACCAGTCGCCGCGCTGATTGCGGCGGGTACGCACCATTTGTTCGGGTTCGCGCCGCCATGCGGCGGGGTGATGATGCGCGAAGGCGCATCGGTCGGCGTATAAACTCGGACGGCCATTGGTTCGACTCCGTGGCGCGTCGGCCGCGCCTTGCCCGCCGCGTCATGCGGCTTCGGTACTGTAGCGGTATCGGCTAGCCTGTCAAGCCTACTTGGACGAATCTTGGAAATCCGCTCGGATTTGTCCAAGCCTACTTGACAGGCGCGCCGATGGAACTACAGTACACACGTCCGACGAACGGACAGGCCACGCGCGGCCGACGCGCGACGAACGGAGTAGACGCCATGACGAAGGAAGCCGCCGCCAGGATCGTTGACGGACTGAACACGACGCAGCGCATTTCGCTCCGAATCATGGTCGAGGAAACCCGCCTTGGTTCGTTCGCCGCGGGCGCGGCGGTCGTGCTTGGTTCGAACTTCCGCGACCTCTTCGCGTCGGTCAACGGCGCGGCCATGACCGATTGCGAAATCCGCCGCGCGGTCTACCGCGCCCTTGGTTCCTGAACTGGATCAAACACGGCCACGCGCTACCGCCGCCCGAAGTCGGGCGGCGGTTTCATTTTTGCGAAATCCGCTTGGATTTGTCCAAGTGTACTTGACAGGCGCGCCGATGGAAGTAAAGTACCCATGTCCGACGAACGGACAGGCCAGGCGCGGCCGACGCGCGACGAACGGAGTAGAACGAATGAATCGCAACCGTACCGCTGACCTGACCGCCGACGCGCTTTCGAAGATTGAGCGCGCCCACGCCGTGGACGTCGGGCCGATCCTCAACACGTGGCTTTCTAGGCAGCGCGCAGCGTGTTCGGCAATGGCCGACCGCGACGAAGCCGCGCGCATCTGCCGCGCCGCGCGCAAGGCGTACGACCGCGCGGAAAGGGAATGGTTCGTCGCCAAGACGGCCGACCGCGCGCGCCAGTTGCGCGACGCGGGCGACGACCGCGCGGCTACCATTGCCGTCGCGCTGTCGTGCTGCGTCGCGGTCAACGCGAAGACGTCCACCATTGCGACCCTGTACCGCGAAGCGGGCTACATGATCCAAGGCGGTGCAAGCAATGCCACGGCCTGAATGCGTCGTCCTGCGCCCCAACCCCGCTTGCCGCGACTGCCGCGGCCGCGGCTACGTTCGCGAACGCCACGCGGCGGGACTGGTCGAGGACTTGGAATGCGACTGCGCGTTTAACGGCCTGACGCCTGAACAGGCCGAAGCGGTCGAGGTTGGCGCGTACCTGATTATTTGCCCTGACGACGGAGGAAACAACCAATGACCGACGCCACGCAACCTACGCGCCCGATCCACGTTTGGGCGGCTATCACGAAACTGCGCGGCATTCCCGCGGGGTACGTCGTGCAACTGCCGCCGCCCTACCGCGATTCGGTTTGGTCGCTGAACGGCCGCAAATGGTTCCACGTGCGGCATACGTGCAACGTCGTCACGGGCGTCGTGTTCGACCTGGACGACGTGTTCACGCCGCCGCTAGGTTGGACCGTCCATTTCGTGGACGGTCCGCTGTCCCCCGAGAATGCCGCGCCATGACGTCGGCGGAAGCCGATATGCTTCCGACTCTTCTCTTGCCGCGGCGGCGCGGTTGCCATTGCCGCGCCGTCGCTTTCTTTCCATCCCCCGCGCCGCCCCGCGTTTCGACTCCGCGGGGCGGCGTTTTTGGAAATTCGTTCGGATTTGTCCAAGTCGGCTTGACAGGCGCGCCGATGGAATTACAGTACACACGTCCTACGAACGGACAGGCCACGCGCGGCCGACGCGCTAGACGGAGTCGAGCAAATGGAACTTATCGAACACGGACCCGCGACCGCCGAAGCCGCTGTCAACCACGCCGCAAACACGCTTCGCGGGCGCGCGCTCGTCGCCCTGAACGCACTTCGCGCGGGCGGCGTGTTCACGCGCCAACTTGAATTCAGCGTGTACACGCGTCGCGAACAGTTCCGTACGCGCCTGTTCGTGGACGGCGTCGCCGTCCGCGGCGTCGGGGAATCGACCCTTGCCGAACTGCGCGCGCTTGGCCTGACGCGCCCGCGCGCCATGTTCCGTACGTCGCGCTACTCGTCGTCTTGGGTTTGCGTCTGCGCGCCAGTTACGGCCGACGAGTCGGCCGCGAACGCCGCGACGTGGTCGGAACTGGACTACCGCTAAACGCGCGGGATACCACGCGCTACCGCCGCCCGAAGTCGGGCGGCGGTTTCCTTTTTGCCGATTGCCGCGGGTCGGAATTCCGAGTGTTCCGACCCTACGAACCGCGCGCCGCGCGACTGGCGTTCAGTCCGCGGCGCGCGGTCGCTAGACATAGGGACATTTCCCGCCGATCATGCCCGCATGGCTAGGAAATCGCGAACCAAGGGCGCGGCGGGCGAACGCGAAGCCGCCGCGCGTTTCGAACAGGCGACGGGCATTCCCGCGCACCGCGCCGCGCAGCGTTGCGGAAAGCACGGGGACGCCGACTTGGCCGTTCCCGAACCGCTGCACTTGGAAACCAAGCGTATCGCGCGCATCGCGGCCGTCCGCTACCTGGAGCAAGCCGAGAGGGAAGCACGGGAAGGGCGCGTCCCCGTGGTCGTGATGCGCCAGGACAGGGATACCGAATGGGTCGTCATGCTTCGGCTAGACAACGTCGCAAGGTTCGCGGAAATCATTTCCGAAGCAAGGAACCGCCCGTGTCTGTAATCCCGTTCCCCGCCGTGTTCGACCGCGCCATAAACATTTCCCAACTCGTCGCGCTCGTCTGCGGCTTGGCGTGGATCGGGTCCGAGGCGGGCCGACGCGACGAACGGTTAGCGGTTACCATCGGGAAGGTAAACGAACTGGCCGAAATCGTTCAGGACTTGACCAAGGCGCAGATAGCGGGCGCGACCCGCGACGCCGCTAGCGAACGCGAGTTGGAATCACTCCGTACCCGAATCGAAAGGTTGGAAACCAAATGAACTCGTCTTGGCGCACAACGACCGCGGGCATTGCCGCAATCGTCGCCGCAGTCGGAACCGCCGTCGCCGCGCTGTTCGACGCCGACCCCGCGACCCTTCCCGATTGGGGCGCGGTCGCCGCGGCCGTGCTTGCGGGCATCGGCCTGATTGCCGCCCGAGACAACCGCGTTACGTCCGAACAGGCGGGCGCGACCCCTGCGCCGTGATTGCGTTCCTAGCCGCGTTCCTTCGGGAACTCTTCGATTCGATCCTAGCGCGCTACGGCGACAGGATCGGGAAACGGACTGCCGACGATGCGAAACGCCCTACGCTTGATTTGCGCGGCATCCGTCGCCGTGTTCGCGAACGGTTGCAGTCGAACCGTCCTAGTTAGCGACGGGACGCCTATGCGCGTCGGTCCCGACTGCCGCGCCCGCGTCTACACTTGGGACGGCACGACGTGGAATCTGTCCGCAAACCGTGTCGAGGTTCCCGAGGGTTGGTATCTGTTGCCGCCTTCGGTCGTTGACGACCCAAGCGACCAGTAGCCATGTACCCGAACCCGCGCTACCTGACCACGCTCGACCCGAACACGCTACCGCTAGGCGCGTCGCTTGGGATCGACGCTAGCGGAAACGTCGTCGGCGCGACCGTGACCGAATTCACCAGTTCGGGGACGTTCTACAAATCGACCGCGGCCACGCTTATATGCGTCTACGGGTTGGGCGCGGGCGCGGGCGGCGGCGGCGGCTTCCGAAACAACACGGCGGGCGGTTCCGCGACTGGCGGCGGCGGCGGTTCGGGCGGCGGCGGTTGTTGGGTATTCCTCCAAGGGTCGCACGTCGCGACGTCGGAAACCATTACCATCGGCGGCGGCGGTTCTAGCGGTACGGGCGGAACCACGGCGGGCAACGGCGGCGGCGGCGGCGCGACGCTGTTCGGTTCAATCAGTTGGACGGGCGGCGCGGGCGGTCAAGGCGGCGCGAACACGGGTACGCGTACGGGCGGTACGCCCCCGACCATATTGGGAGTTACCTACGGCAATGGCGGGAATGCTTCCATAGGCGCGGGCGCAGCGGGTCGCGTGGCGTGGTTGCACGGTGCGGGCGGCGGCGCGGGCGCGGGGCAGAATGTCGCGGTAACGGCCAACACGGGCGGCGCGGGCGGCGGATTGGGCGTCGCCACGGCGAACCTAGGCGGCGGCGGTACGGGCGGCGGCGTCGGCGTCAGCGGCACGGCGGGCGCGCTCGTCACGGACGAATGGCGCGGCGCGGGGACTGGCGGCGGCGGCGGCGGGTCGGCCATTTCCGCGCCCGCGGGCGACGGCGGCAACGGCATACGCGGTTCGGGCGGCGGCGGCGGCGGCGGTGCATTCGCTGCGCGCGCGGGAAACGGCGGCGTCGGCGGCGACGGATACGTCTTGGTTATCCAAACGTGAAATACGCAGTCCTCCAAGGCGCAACCGTGGTTAACGTCGTAGTTTGGGACGGCGTCGCGACATGGAACCCGCCAGTCGGTACGGTAGCGGTGCAACTCGACCCGTCCGAATGGGTCGATATTGGCGCGCAGTACGACGCGAACGCGTCGCCGCGGTTTACGGCGGTCGAGGATGCGTAAGCCGCGCCGAGCAACGAAGGCGAAGCAACCGCCCGACGTCGGGGGGAAGGGGGACGGGCCGTCCCTACCCGCGCCCATCCAACCCGTCGCCCTCATCGAACCGCGGCACGAACGCGCGGGACTGGCCCTTATCGCGCGCGCGATCCGCGGCGGTTGGCGCGTCCCTCCGCACGTGCTAGACACCGTGCCGCAAATGGTCGCGGCAATCGCGGCTAACTCCGATTCCGAACGCGAACGCCTTCGCGCGGCCGAAGTGTTGATAGCAATGGAACGCGCGAATACCGACGCGCTGTCCATCGCGGACAAATGCGAACGGCTAGACGGCGGCGGCGCGACCGAGCGGATGGAACTTCAGCCGATCACGCTGCGTCCAGGCGGCGGCGGTAGCGCGTGACCGTCGTTCAGCCGCCCGCGTTGCCCGCCATGTATCCGCGGCAGTACGACGCGATTTGCGACCCCGCGCGGTTCGTCGTGATAGAAGCAAGCACGAAGTCGGGCAAGACGGCGGGTTGCCTGTTGTGGCTTTTCGCGCGCGCGTGGAACAGCCGTAGCGGCGGCGCGTATTGGTGGATCGCGCCTACCTTCCACGTAACCAAGACGGTCGGATACCTACGGCTAGTCGCCATGCTGCGGCAAGCCGACCCGAACGGGCGGACGTGGCGCGCGAACGACTCTGAATTGTTCGTGGAACTGGCGAACGGCGCGCGGCTTTGGTTCAAATCCGCGGACAACCCCGACACGCTCTACGGCGACGACGTGTCCGCGGCGGTCGTGGACGAAGCGACGCGTTGCACCGAAGACGCATGGAACGCGGTACGCTCGACCCTGACCGCGACGCGCGGGCCGTGCCGAATCATCGGCAACGTAAAGGGCCGCAAAAACTGGGTATACCGCCTAGCGCGCATGGCGGAATCGGGCGCGCCAAACATGGCATACCATCGCCTGACGGCGTACGACGCGGTTGCGGGCGGCATCCTCGACCCCGAGGAAATCGAAGACGCGCGCCGCGTACTGCCCGACAACGTGTTCCGCGAACTGTACCTAGCGGAACCGACCGACGACGGCGCGAACCCGTTCGGCTTGGACGCTATCCGCGACTGCGTCGCCCCGCTGTCCGATGCCGCGCCAGTCGCGTACGGCGTCGATTTGGCGAAGTCGCACGATTGGACCGTGATTTGCGGCGTGGACGCCGCGGGCCGCGTCTGTCGGCTCGACCGCTTCCAATCCGATTGGGGCGCGACCCGCGAACGCGTGTCGCGGACGGTCGGGAACGCCTTGGCCTACATTGATTCGACGGGCGTAGGCGACCCCATTTGCGAAGACATTGCGCGCGTCTGCCGCAACGCGGAGGGTTGGAAGTTCACTTCGTCAAGCAAGCAACAACTCATGGAAGGGTTGGCCGCGGCCATACAGTCGCGCGAAATCCGAATTCCCGCGGGTTGGTTGCAGTCTGAATTAGAGTCGTTCGGTTTCCGATACCTGAACGGGCGGGTAAGTTACGAAGCACAATCGGGCCACGACGACGGCGTTTGCGCGTTGGCGTTGGCCCTGGCGGCGAAGCGACGGCATCGGCCGTTTATCCTAAAGGTTGTATGAATGAACCTATGGCAACGACTCCGTAAGGCGTTGACGACGACCGAAACCACGCGCGCCGCCATGCGCCTACTTGAAGGCGGGCGCAACGGCGGTTCGGCGCAACCGTTCAGTTACGACGCGGCCGTTCGCCTGTACTCGTCCTGGGTATACGCCGCCGCGTCGCTGAACGGCAACGCGGTCGCGGCGACTCCGCTTCGCCTGTACGTCCGTTCGTCCACCAAGACGCGCGCGATTTGGTCAACGCGCAAGGCATCGCGCAAGTCGGTCGCGTGGTTGCGCGGCGACGCAGCGCGGCAACCGTCGCCGTACGTACTACGCAAGGCAGCGCAAATCGGGGAAGACTTCGAAGAGGTTACCGACGACCATCCCGTGTTGCGGATTCTGTCCACGTCCAACCCGTATATCAACGGGTTCGACCTTACCGTCCTGCGCGTCGTATGGCAAGAACTGACGGGCAACGCGTACCTACACGTTGTCAACGACGCGCTAGGCAAGCCGAACGAATTGTGGGGACTGCCGCCGCAATGGGTCGAAATCATAAAGGACGCCGAGAAGTTCGTCAGCGGATACCTGTACGGTCGCGACGAACGTAGCCGCGTCACGCTGTCGCCCGAGGAAGTAATTCACTTCCGACGCCCGAACCCGCGCGACCTTTGGTACGGAATGGGCAAGTTGGAAGCCGCTTGGGGCGCGACCAACGCCAACGCCGCGCTACACGAAATGGACCTGGCGACGTTCGCGAACCACGCGCGCCCCGATTACCTGTTGACGGTCAAGGGCATGGCGTCTGCCGACGAACTGGACCGCATCCAAAGCGGCATCGAAAGCAAACTGCGCGGGCCGCGGAAGTCGGGAAGTTTCCTAGTCTCGACCGCCGAACTTGACCTAAAGCCGCTGAACTTCCCCCCAAAGGACATTGTCGGCCGTGAAGCCGTGGTCGAGGAAATCGCCGCCGTGTTCGGCGTCCCCGTTTCGCTGTTGAAGGCGAACGACCCGAACTTGGCTAGCGCGTCGGTCGGCTTCGCGTCGTGGCGGGAAATGACCGTCCTACCGCTTTGCAGGATGGACGAAGAGACGTTGAATCAACGCCTATTGCCGCTGTTCGGCATTCAGGAAGACGCCGTCCTGGCGTACGACGACCCCGTTCCCGCGAACCGCCAACAGGACTTGACGGAAACCCAAGTCGCCGTGGCGGGCGGTTGGCTGACGCCGAACGAAGCACGGGAACGCGCGGGCCTAGACCGCGTGGACGACCCTATGGCCGACCGCCTGTTGGTCAACGGTCAGACGCTAGGCGGCGCGCCCGCGGGACTGCCGCCGATGCCCGCGGCGGCGTCCGCGCCAGTCGCGCCGACCGTGGCCGCGGCTACCGCCGACGCGGCCACGCCTACCCATAAGGCGGACGATTGCGTTTCCGCCAAATTCCGTACGCTTGTCGCGGATGGTTACCCGCAGGAACAGGCGGTCGCTATCGCGCTCGACTACTGCGGCGAATCCAAGGCGTTGGGCGACATTGACACCGTGCCGCCCGAGTCGGTCGCGGACAACGCGCGACGCGCGCTAGCCGTCCGCGCCGAAAAGCCGCCTTCGGAACGCGGCATGACGCCAGTAGGCATCGCGCGCGCGCGCGACCTAGCCAACCGCGTCGCGCTGTCGGAAGACACGATCCGACGCATGGCGTCGTACTTCGAACGCCACGAAAGCGACAAGCAAGGCGCGACGTGGTCCGAACAGGGCCGCGGTTGGCAAGCGTGGAACGGTTGGGGCGGCGACGAAGGTTGGGCGTGGTCGCGCCGCAAGGTCGAGGAATTCGACCGCGCGCGCGGTGCGGAATCGAAGTCGTGCGGTTGCGGTTGCGCGCGCACGAAGTCGGCGCGCGCCGTCCGCCAGTCGGACGCGTGGTTCGCGGCCGATGCCGCGTTGCATACCAAGGCGGCGGGCGATACGGGCGAATTGGTGGACGACGAAATGTTGGCCGCGTTCGCGAAGACGGTTGACCGCATCTTCGCTAGCCAGGTCGCGGAAATCGTGCGCGAAATCAAGCGACGCGGGGAAGTTGACGCGGCCACGGTGGAACGCGTCGTGGCGATTATCAACAACGCAGAAACGTCCGTTGAACTGCGGTTGGCATTCGCGCCCTACATTGAACGCGCATTGACGCACGGCCATACCCTTGGCATGGACGCGCTGTCCAAGTTGGTCGGCTCGACCGCGGTAACCAACCTAGGTTGGTCGTCCGCGGAACTGGACGACTACGTTCAGCGAACCGTAACGGTCCTGTCCACGCGCGCAACGACGGGACTGAACACGACCCGCGCCGAAGACGTGGCCGACCTGTTGCGGGACGGACTGCAAAAGGGCGAGACTACCGACGAACTGGCGACGCGCGTTCAGCAATGGGCCGCGCCCGAAGGCGACGAACGGACGGAGCGTTGGCGCGCCGTGCGCGTCGCGCGGACGGAAGCCGCCTTCGCCGCTTCCACGGCCGAGCAAGATGCATGGCGGTCAACTGGCCTAGTGACGGGGAAGACGTGGCTACTTGCGCCCGACCCTTGCGAATTCTGCGAAGCCGCGTCCAAGGCGTTCGGACGCAAGGGCGTCGGCCTAGACGAACCGTTCTACAGGCAAGGCGAGACGGTCACGGGCGCGGACGGCGGGCGGTTCAACCTGAACTACGAAGACGTAAATGGACCGCCGTTGCACCCGAACTGCCGTTGCGCCGTCCAACCCGTCTTGGTTGACGACTACGAACGCATCGCCCGCGAAGCCGAATCGCGCATCCGCGCGCAGGGAAACACGTGATGAACCGAAAGCAACTGTCCGCAAAGTTCGCGCCTACCGCCCGCGGTTTCACCGCGACCATAACGACCGCCACGCTTGACCGCGACGGCGAGGTTGTGATTCCGCAGGGCATGGACGCTACCGAATTCGAAGCGAACCCCGTCCTGTTTTGGAACCACGACTACAACCAACCAGTTGGCAAATGCCTTGCGTTGCGCCGCGAACCCGCGGGAATCGTCGGGGAATTCGCGTTCGCGCAGCGTCCCGAAGGGTTCGAAGGCGCGTACTTCCCTGAATTCGTGGCGTCGCTCGTCGCCCAAGGCGTCGTCCGCGGCGTGTCCATCGGGTATATGCCCGCGGAGGGCGGGACGCGCCGCGCCACGGTCGAGGATAGGAAGCGGTATGGCGACACGGTCCAAACCGTGTTCAGCAAATGGAAACTGTTGGAAGTTTCGGTAGCCCCGCTCCAGGCGAACCCCGACGCGTTGGTTACCGCGATTTCCAAGGGCGCGGTATCCGCGGCCGACGCGACCCGTTGGCTAGGATGGACGCCGCCCGCCGTTCGGCATCGCGTGGAAATCACGCTTCCGCGGACGGAAGGCGTAAGCAAATCGGCGGTTCCGCCGATTGATATCGTGCAAATCGCGCGTCGGGAACTGTCCCGCGCGCGTGGATCGCTGCGCTAGCGGCGGTCGGGCGGGCGGCAACGTGCCTAGACAACCGACCTTGAGCGAACGCAGCGAAGGGACTTCAACAATGCGAACCATCACACTTGACAATTTCAAGACGGCACTTCAGAACGCCGCCGCGCAAAAGGGCGCGGACGGCGTCGCGCACGTCAAGGCGGTCATGCTTGCCGACTGCGTCGTTACCGACGCGGACGGTATGCCAATCGACCCCGCGAACCTGGACGTGGTCATTTCGCCCGCCGCGGCCGCGCCTGGCGTCGAAGAGACGGACATGACGAAGCCGAACGCGGAGGAAGTCGCAAAGGCGATCCGTTCGGAAATCCGCGCGGCGGTTGCCGACGCGGGCGTTGCCGTTCGGAAGGGAATCGTTACGAACGACCTTCCCAACCTTCCGCGCGCCTACGGCAAGTCAAAGTCGTTCGGCAACGCGCAGGACGCGTACCGCTTCGGCCGCTTTCTTTTCGCCGTCGCGGGCAACGCGAAGTCTGCGGATTGGTGCGCCCGTAACGGAATCAACCTGAAGGCGCACCTTGAAACCGTGAACAGCGCGGGCGGCTTCCTCGTCCCCGACGAGTTCGAAGCCACCCTCATTTCGCTTCGCGAGAAGTACGGCGTCATGCGCGCGAACGCGCGCGTCTACCCGATGGGCCGCGACACGCTGAACATTGCCGTCCGAAAGGCGGGCCTTACGTCCTATTGGGCGGGCGAAACGGCCGCGGGTACTGAGTCAACCCTGACCTTCGGCAACTGCGGACTGGTCGCGAAGAAACTCTTCGCGCTCACGACCGCCAGTTCGGAATTGGTCGAAGACGCAATCGTTTCCGTCGCGGATACCGTGGCCGACGAAATCGCGCAGGAATTCGCATATCGCGAGGATGACGCGGGTTTCAACGGCAACGGAACCAACACCTACGGCGGAATGGTCGGCCTTCAGAACGTGCTTGGTTCGGCGTCCGTCTCGGATACCGCAATCGGCACGGGCGACATTTCGAACACGTCCACGGGCGTTACGCTTCCGCTCGTCGCCGCTTGGCTTGCCAAGTTGCCCGCGTACGGCATCACCCCGAATACGAAGATTTACTGCAATAAGGCGGTTTATCACGCCGTCTTCGAACGGCTTGCCATGACCGCGGGCGGCACGACCGCGACCGAAATTCAGAACGGCGCGTCGCCGCGTTTCTTCGGATATCCCGTCGTCTTTACTCAGGTCATGGCGTCGGCCATTGCTACGGGTACGAACGACGTCGATATCGCCTACGTTGGCGACCTGTCGCTCGGCGTCGCCTTTGGCGACCGTCGCGCGACCACGATCCGCACTTCGGATTCGGCCCTGAACGCGTTCGAACAGGATGAAATCGTCATTCGCGGAACGCAGCGCGTGGACATTGTCTGCCACTCGCCTGGCGATTCCTCGACCGCGGGACCAATCATCGCGCTTCGTCGCTGATTCCAAGGAAGGAACCAAAGCACAATGAACCACAACACGAACAACAAGGTTACGTCTAGCGTCGGTACTGCCGTGGCTACGAACGCTAGCACCACGCTCACGGTCGATACCCTCGGATATGACCAGGTGCGTTTCGCCGTATTTCAGTCAATCAGCAACGCAGCGGGAACGCTGAAGGTTGAAGCGGGCGCGACCACGTCGGCATTTTCGTCTATCGGCCTGACCAGCGGTACGGACTTTACGGCCGCTACGAACAACAGCAACGCGACGACTTCGCCTTACTACGTGTTCGACGTCGCCGTTCCGCAGGGCAACCGCTACATTCGCCTTACGCATACGCCCGCGGGCGCAACGGCAAATGTCGCAATCTTCGGAATTGCAGGTCGTCCCGAAAGCGGACTGGCGCAGACTGCCACGGCGCAGGGCGCGAACGGCGGCTACCTTTCGAAGCCGTCCGCCTGAACCTAGCGACGGCTTGGCCTAACCGCTAGGCCGCGCTACACTCCCCCTACCCTACGACAGGGCGGCGAATAGCCGCCCTGTCGATTTATGGCAAACGGAATCGCAAGACTGGACATCGGTTGCGGCGAATACTGCGCCGCGGGTTATACGCCTTGGGACATTCGCGACGGGCGCAGCGCGGAAGTATTGGAAGGTATCCCCGACGCGTCGTTGGACGCGATCCGCGCCAGCCATGTGTTGGAACACGTCCCCTACGAACGCACTATGGCGACGCTGTCCGAATGGTCGCGCGCGCTGCGTATGGGCGGAACCTTGGACGTCGCCGTTCCCGACTTCGATAAGTTGGTGGACGACTACCGAAACGGCATCCCGAACTACAACATAGAACGCGTCCTGTTGGGCGGGCATACCGACGCGAACGACTCACACCACGCGATATTCAACCGTACCAAACTGGTCGAGTTATGCGCGTCGGTCGGACTCGACTACGCGGAGGATTGGACGGGTACGCCGCCGCAATGCAACGCGCACCCCGCTAGCCTCAACTGCCGTTTCGTCAAGCGTGGCCGCGCTCGGTTCCCGCTGCGTCCGCTTCCCGACGTCGTGGCCGTCTCGACCGTGCCGCGCCTGTTGTGGACGGAAAACATCCAAGCGATTGGTTCGGCACTTACTCCGCTCGGTATCCCGATGCGCCGCGCGACTGGCGTATTTTGGGGGCAATGCCTCCAACGAATCATGGTCGAGGCGTTGGACACGCGCGCAACCTACATTCTCGCCGTCGATTACGACACGATTTTCGACGCGCACGACGTCATGGCCCTGCACCACTTGATGGAAAAAACAAAGTTGGATGCGTTGTGCGCGCTTCAGGTCGGGCGCGACCGCGATTCGCTCATCGGGACGATTGACGACGGCACGGGAAACCCGCTGCGCGAAATGCCCCGAAAGCGGTTGGCCGAAGACTATTGGCCCGTGCTGTTCGGCCATTTCGGGTTGACGCTGATTCGGTTGGACGCCTTGCGGAAACTGCCGCGGCCGTGGTTCCTCGGGCAACCCGACGCCAACGGCGACTGGTCGGAACAGCGCGTGGACGACGACGTGTACTTTTGGCGCAAGGCGCGCACGGCGGGTTGGCGCGTCGGCACGACGCCGCTAGTTCGGGTCGGTCACTTGCAAAACCTCATCACGTGGCCAGGGGTGGATTTGGAACCCGTCTTCCAATTCTGTCCCGCCTTCCACGAAAAGGGCCGTCCGCAATGGTAAACGCGTCGAACCTTACGACCGTCCGTTTCCTCCGCGATTGGGGCCGCTACCGCTATGGCGCGGTCGTCGCGCTCGGGCCGCAAGCCGCGCGCGCCGCGCTCGGACTCGGCTACGCCGTGCCTGTCGCGGAAGGCGGCACGACGCCCGTACAGGCGTCCGACGAACCTACCGCACCGACTGCCGCCCCTGTTGCGCTCGACGCCTTAGCCGCGCCGCCTAGGCCGCGCCGCGGCCGTCCGCCAAAGCCAAACCGCCCCGAATAGTTAGCCGATAGGAACGACGAATGGCCGTTGACCAATACGCGATCACGACCCTTGCCGCGCTGAAGGCGCATCTAAACATCACGACGTCCACGGACGACGCGTTGTTAGAAGCCGCAATCGACCGCGCGACATACGCCATTGAAGCGTACCTAGATAGGAAAGTCGTTCAGCGGCGCATATACGAATGGACGACCGCGAACGGGTACGGGCAACTGGTCCTGAAAAACCCGCCAGTCGGCCACGTGCATTTCGCGGGGTATGGCGCGCTCGGTTGCATGACGGTAAGTTCGGCCGTATCGACCGACCTTTCCGCGGTCGTGACCGTCGCGGAAACGCGCCTTACGTTGGTGCGCGTGGACTCGTCGGGAAATGAGACGATTACCCAAATCAACTTCAGCAATCACAAAACCGCGTCGGCAATCGCCGCGGTAATCAACGCTACCACGGGGTTTACCGCGTCGGTCGCGTCGAACTGCATAGCGCAGCGGATGAACCGCATCGTCGGACGCGACATTCGGAACGCGCCGCTGTTGCTGACCTATACGGACCAGTCGCAACAGGACATTTCGGGCGACTTGGAACGCGGCATCCTGTACGTCGGCCGCGGATACGACGACTTGGACGCGCACTTCCCCGTTGGCCCGCTGTCCATGTTCGTGGACTACGACGGCGGCTTCGAAACCGTCCCGCCCGATATCGTGCTTGCGTGTCTGACCCTTGCCGCGCAGTACTACAACACGCGGGCGCGGGATTCGTCGGTCCAGTCGGAATCGTTCGGGGACTATTCGTACACGCTTGCGTCACCTTCGGCTAGCGGAAGCACGATGCCCGCGGAAGTCGCGAACTTGCTTTCCCCTTGGAAGCGTTACCGATGAGCGTGGAAACCCTCATTGCGAACCACGGATCGGGCGTTTCCCTGATCCGTCCGACGCAGACGGCCAATTCGGAGGGCGCAATGGCGCGCCAGTACGAATCGGCGGGCGCGCTGCGCGCGTTCGTGCAACCGCGGTCGAGCAACGACGCGCCGTTCAGCGGCCGCGCGCTGCAACAGGACTCGGTTACGTTCTACTTCGCGGGGCAACCCGATATCCGAACCGACGACTTGCTACAGGTCGGCAGCGCGTTCTACCACGTGACGGGCGTACGCGTCCCGATCCTGCGCGCGGTTTCCCGCGGCAACTGCCATACCATCGTTGACACGACGCAACGCAACGGGGACACGGTTACCGTGGTCGTCGCGCCATGACGCAATGGAAAGACAACCCCGAAGCAAACGCCAAACTGAAGGCGGCGGTTCAGGAAGGCGTAAACGCGTACCTGTTGATTCTGTCGCGCGCGCTCCGCGAACAGTTGTCCAAGCCTGGAACGGGCCGCGCGTATCGCGTCAACCAAGGAAGGGGACGCCGCGCGCGAAACCTTCGCGAATCGGGATTCCATCGCGCAAGCCGCGCGGGTTCGCCGCCCGCGGCGGATACGGGAATGCTGCGCCGTTCGTGGCAACTCGGCCGTACCCGACTGCGCGGCGCGGTCCATCCGTCCGACACGGGCGGCAAGGCGGGCGCGGACGGCGGCGGTATGTCCACGGGCCGCGCGACCAGTCGGCGCGGAACCAAGGTTGTTTCCTCGACCCTTGGAATCCTGAACACGAACGACCGAATCGGATACCGCTTCGGTTCGGCGGTCAAGTATGCGCGGATCGAATTCGGCTACGGCCGAACCGCGCCGCGTCCCTACATTCGGCCGACGCTGAACGCCATACGCGACCTGTTCGCGCCGACTATGGCCGCTGCCCTGAAGCGGAACCTAGGGGGGGGCAGACGATGAAAGCAATCCTGACCGCCCTTCGTAGCCGCATCGTCGCGGGTACGAATCCGACGCAGTTCTACGGGTATCTTGGAACGCGGGTATTCCTCGACTCCGCGCCTGGGGATACCGTGTTGCCGTTGTGCGTCTACTCCGCGGAAACGACCACGTTTCAACGGACGATGGACAATACCGAACGCCACGTGGTATCGGTTACCTTCACGGTCTACGAAACGCAGGAACAATGCACCTACGGTATGCAAGCACTTGCATACCTACGTACTTGGATCGACGGATACACGCTTTCCCCGACTGGCTACGACCGCGCGTTGTGCATCCTGCGTTCCCGCGGCGCGCCGTCATTCGACGGGGAAAACTGGTCGATATCCGACAGGTACGAAATCATCGGACAGCGAATCACCACGACGACATAAGGAAACGCCATGCCGCTTACATACCTTACGGGCAACGACGGACTTTGCACCCTTCCGACCGCGCATACGATGAACGTCAAGGTTTGGGCGGCGAACGTCGCCTACTTCGTTTCTGACCAAACTGGTTTTTCCATGACGGGCAAATACCGTCGTCTCGGCATCGTGGACATTACGGGCAGTCTTGGCGGAAACCCGACGTACGGTTCCGCGGGTACGCCGTTCGGCACGATCACGACTTCGACCCTTCCCGCGCAGAACGGCGGTTCGTTGGTGCTTGCGTTCAACGCTTCGGGAACCAGTACGACCAACGCTAGCCTTACGTTTGACGTCGTCTTCTCGTCAATCGCGCTGAACGCCGACAAGTCGGGCGACGCAACGCTAACCCTGAACTACGAAATGTCGGATACCAACGGTCCCTCGGTCGTTTGGGTCACGTCGTGACGCACCCCGCGTTGGTCGCGCCCGCCGATACCGACTGGATTGTTTCGGTCGTGTCGTCCGATGGAAAGACGTCGCGCTACCGCGTCTCGCCTGGATCGCTCGACCCCGAAGAGGCGATCCGCCGCGCCCTGCGTTCGTCGGGCATCCCGATTCCCAACGTGCGCGAAGTGTCGTATCTTCGCGCCTACGACCATCTGAAGATTTCCACGACCGACATAGACGCGCAGTTCGCGGCGTTGGTCGAGGATGCGAAGAGGCGCGCCCAATGCTTGGAAACATCGTCGTACAGGTCGGAAGCGAACAGCGTTCATTCCGTCCGCTGACCGTTCGGGAACTATGCACCGCGCACAACGCGTTGGCGGAATCCGTCGCGCGCGCGGCTATCCTCGACTGCCGCGCGCTCGGACTCGACGCGGACGAGACGCTGAGGCGCGCCAAGGAAGCACGGGAAGACGCGCGCCTGTCGTCGTCCATCATCCGTTCGTGCTTCACGATGGACGGCGCGTCGCGCATCGTGGAAGCAAGCACGGGGGCGGAAGCGTTCGAATCGGCTGTGGACGGCATGACGCCCGACGCGATTTCCGAACTGGCCCTGCAACTCGTCGGGTTCGAATGGTCGGCCGACCTCTCAAAATGGGTGCGCCGTTCGCGGGAAGCGAACAACGCGAACGGCGCGAACGTCCACGCGAATGGCTAAGGGAAGCATACTTGCTAGCCGCCGAAGCGAACATTCCCGACCCGCTCGGACTGCCCGTCGCTGAATTCGACGGACTGTTGGCCGCGCTGTCGGAAGGCGCGCCGCGGCGCGCTGAACCGATGGACGCGCGCCAGTACGTTGAACGCATGATGCGGGAAGGCGGCGCACGATGAGCGTAAACGCGGGCGAAGTCTATATCGACGTAGGCGCGAACCTCGGGAAACTGGACGCGGGGTTGGCGCAAGCAAAGGAAAAGTCGGTCGCCGCGGGCAAGTCGGCGGGTTTCGACTTCGGCGCGAAGTTCGGTGAACAGGCCAAGGGAATCGTAGGCCAACTGGCGGGGCCGATGATTGCGGCCACGCTTGCGAAGGGAATCGCGTCGGTCCTGCGGTCGGACCAGGATATGCCTACCGCGATCCTAGACGCGGTCAAGACGATTCCGTTCGTCGGCGCGTTTGCCGACCTCGGTTCCGCGATATACGAAGCGACCTTCGGCGCGGCCGACAAGGCGGCGGAAGACTTGATCGCGAAGCAAACCGCCGCGCGCGATTCGCTGTTGCGCGCAGCGGGCGAACGCCGTAAGGAAGAGGCGGCGGGCGAAGCCGCCGCGGGCGGCATGACGTTGGAAGCCGAACGCCTTCGGCAACAGCAGGAACTCAACGCCCTTCGCGCCAAGGGCGACGCGAAGGCGATTGCCGACGCCGAATACAAACTGAAGTTGGACCAACTGGATTTGGAACTTCAGTTGAAGTTGGCCGCGGAAGACGTGTCGGACGTCGAACTAAACGCGTTGCTCAGGTTGAACGCCGAAAAGCGGAAACTGTACGCGCAGGAACGCGACCAACGAATCCGCGACGCGGAGGAAGTCGCCGCGAAGGAACGCGAAGCGAAGGAAAAGCAAGCCGACGCCGAACGCCAACGCGTCGAATCGTCGCGCCAGTCGGCCGAAGACGCGTTGAAGCGGGCGCGCATCGAACGCGAAGAGGCGGGGAAGCAAGACGACGCGCAGTTGCGGAAGCGTTTGCGCGCGGTCGAACTTGAAAAGGAACTGCGCGGCGCGGCGTCCGACGCCGAACGCGAGGCGATCCGCGAACGCTTCCGATTGGAAGACGAGACGGCCGACATAAAGGCGAAGGCGGCGAAGGCGGCGGGGCAGTCGTTCCAAGCGGGCAGCGCGCAGACCGCGCTAGGAACGTTCACGTTCGACCCCTACCCGCCCGCCACGCAGCGTTCGTTGGATGAACGCATGGCGAAGGCGACGGAAGAGGTTGCAAAGTTGATGCGTAGCCAAGGGTTCACCTAATGCCGAATATCGCGGTAATCGAACAACAGGACTCCCGAACGTGGTCCTACGACGCGGGCCGCGTCAACGCGTCGCGAACGTTCCGCGTCTACGACAAGTCGGGAACTCTCGGCGTACTTACGACCGTCCGCGACGTGCGCGAAATGTTCGGCGTGGCAAGCGGTGCGAATAGCCCCGTGGAGGCGTGGACGAACGACGGTCCCGACGCGCTACCGATCAAAGGCGAACTATTCCCCGACGAATCGACCGTCTACGCGCGGTCGTATGCGGTCACGCACGAACCGAATACGTTCCTTTGGTACGTAACATGGAACTACAGCAACGCGCAAGTTACGTCGTCTAGCGCGCAACCTGGCGAACCTGGCTACGTCGAATGGACCCTAGACCTTCAGGCGACGTTCCAAGATACTTGGATCGAAGGGCCGACCATTCCGACCGATGGAACCGTCACGCCGTCTAGCCAAATCACGGGCGGAACCCAAATCGACATTGAGGGCGTACCGTTCAGCCGCCTTCGGTATACGTCGGAAATCGTCATAAACGAAACGATTGAGACGGTATCGGGTTTGCCGTCGATCCTGACCGCCATGCGGAACGCCCGCGGCAAGCGGAACAACGCGATTTGGGAAGGGATCGCCAAGGGTCGCGCCCTGTACGCGGGCGGGCAGATTCGCCGCCAAGGCGTCAGCCTGTACACGGTTACCCATCGCATCGTTGAGGATTCCGAATTTCACTTGGTACAGGTTCCCGACCGCGACACGTCGGGCCGAATCCCAACCAGTTCCATCGGCGGCGCGCAGCGCGCCACGAAAGTCTATTGGCGTCAGCCGTTCCCGTCGTTCTACGACTTTACAGTTATTTCGTCTAATTGGTAATGAACCTACCGCGATTCACCTCGGGTTCGGTCGGCCGTCTGACGTTCGAACACGTCAACGAAATATGTTCGTTGGTCGAGCAACTGCGGCCGTTGCTCGTCAAGGACGGGCGGCTCGGAACGCTTGGGGAATTTGAAACCATCTTCGCGCGGATCACGGCGCGCGACATTACGTACGGTTCGCACCAATGGGTGGAAGTCGAACCGAAGGCGCGCAACGAAGTTCGGTTCCCCTCCGAATGGCAAGACCGCGTAGGCGGTCGCAAGTCGAACGCGCCCGCGGACGGCGCGGCGTACCAACCCGCGTACGCAATCAACCCGTTCACGTTCACCCTTCCGAACGACGTCCAGTTGCTAGACGTGAATACGGTCGTATGCCTAGCGCGGCTGAAGGGCGTGGACGGCAAGGTTAGTTGGTTGGTCGTGGCAAGCAAGCCGCCGTCCGCCGTCTTCCCCGCCGAAATCGTCGGGGCGGTCGCAATCGGAACGACCACGCCGACAAACCGTTGGCGGTACTACTGGCGGGAAGTACGATGGAACGTACAGGCCGCGACTTGGGAAACGTTCACGGGCGCGCGCGTGTCGCTTGCCCAAACGCCCGACTACCCGACCGCGGTCAACGGTTGCGAACAATCGTCGGTCAGTTGGGGCGGCATCGGTCCAGGCAACATTGTGTCTAACCTCGCCATACCGAACGGAACCGTCGTCCCCCTTGCGTTCGTCGGGATCATTCCTTTCTTCAGCCTACCGAACCCCCTACGGATCGAATGCCCGTGAACGCCTACGCGACCAACGCCGACGACCGATCCGAACGGAACCCGCGCCTGTTGGGGCAGTTCCTACTCACGACGACCGACGAACGGATATACACGGTCCCCGCCGACAAGCGGGCGACCGTGATCGCGCTCGTCGTATGCAACACGGGAACCGTGGCTACGACGTTCAGGATGCACCACGTACCGCCGCGCGCCAGTTCGTCCGCGACCAACGCGCAGTACTACGACGCGCGGTTGGCGAACGCCGCGACGGTCATTGACCAAACCGCGCGGTATCTCGACCCTAGCGACGCGATCCGCGGGAAGGCGGGCGCGGCTTCGGTCGTGTCGGTCGCCGTCTACGGATCGGAAACGCCGCTATGAACGCGCGCCGCGCGCTCTGTTGCTGCGGCGAAGCCCCGTTGAATTGCCTTGACTACTTCGCGTTTTGCTTCGGCAACCAACGCCGCAGCGTGACGTTCACGCTGTTCCATACCGTGGAACAGACGCTGTTTCCGTATTGCGACGACCTGTCCACGAACCCGCAGTACGAAGTACGGTTTACCGAAACCTTCGAAGCGACGTTGTTCGGAACCTACGACCCGAAGCAACCCATAGTGGATTGCCAAATTCCATTGCAGGGAACCGCGTCGTACCAAGCCGCGACGCTTACGCGTACTGTCGTCGGCCAAGTAGGACTATGCCAGGACTTGGCCGATTGCACTCGGCAAACCCGCATTTGGAACGGCAACACGTTTCCCCTCAGCGCGTACCTTCGCGCGTCGAACGGGACGATTTCCGCGCCGCCGCAAATGTCGTTGGTCGCGGGGTTCAACTACACAGGCGCGGATATCTTGGAATTCCTAGGTGCTTGCGGCACGGGCGGCAACACTTCCCCGATTTCGGACACGTTCACCGCCGCCGTGAACTGGTTGCCCGAACGTTGCTTCCAAGCGGTTCAGGACGCGAACCCCTTCCCTTTCGATTCCGCCAACTTCAGCGGTCCTAGCGGGAACTACGCATTGGAAACCTATGTCCGAAGCGGGTACGTCCGAACGCTGTTCTAGATGCCGCGCCAACGTGGACGGCGTATGCATCCACCCGCGCGCGGGCGGCGACGCCACGGCCGAACGCTGCGCGTCGTGCGTCCACTACGTCGGCCCGATGCGCGGCATAGGCGACGTCGTCCACCGCGTCGCGGAATCGACTGGCGTAGCCGCCGTCGTCCATGCGGTCGCGCCCAACTGCGGTTGCGCCGAACGCCGCGCCGCCCTGAACCGCGCCGTCCCGTTTGCCGATCCACCCCGATAGGATGCACCTATGGCCCTGACCTACGACGGAACAAACGGACTATTCACGCGCCTAGGCAAACTGTTCGGCCTAGCGGAAGCCGTGCGTACGCATCAATTGGATATCAAGACGCGCATTGCCGCGATCCAAGCGGAATACTCGTCCACCGATGCCTACATGGTCGGCGCGCTCGTCGGTGCAATGGAAAGCCGAATCATCGCGTCGGGAATCATCCTGAACGAAATCAAGTCGGCCGCGGAATCGACGTTGATTGAAACGACGTACGCCGACGCGGGCGTTTCTACGCGCTCGGTCATGCCGTCCAAGACGGTTACCGACGCATTGCTGTACCTCATTCGGGAAATGAAACTGGATTCAGAAACGGTACAGGCGACGACCGTAAGCAAGGCGGCCGTATCGGTCGGCACGGGCAACACGGGCAATGGTACTTTGCTATTCACCGAACTTCCGCCGCTGTCGCTCGGCTCGGGCGTGACGCAGTACCCGAACATTCGGACGGAGCGAATCGAAATCCGATGCACGTCGGACGCGCAGTCGAAAGACATTGCCGCGGGGTCCGAACTGTTTTCGATCCGCGGACAGGCGGCGTTCCCGAACCTCGACTACCGCTTCCCCGCGGGTTCGGGCGCGGACTACGTAATCCCGTGCCTGAATCCCGCGCTCGACACGGGCGCGCGCTACGGCCAGTTGCTGCGTAACGGCGCATTCACGAACTACACGACCGCCAATATCCCCGACTACTGGACGGTATCCACGGGTACGGCGGGAACCCATTTCGCGCAGGAAACCACGACGACCTATCGCGGCGGCTCGGCGTTCCGCATGATCGGCAACGGCTCGACCCTTGCGAAGATTCGTCAGCAACTTTCGTCCGATTCGGGCAGTCCGTACACGATTGCTTCCGACCGCCTGTACGTACTGGCGGTCGCGGCGCGCGTGAACGCGGGCGCGTCGGCGGGCGTCGTGCGCGTGTCGCTTCAGGACGGATCGGGGACCGTCGTAACGGGCGCGTCTTTCAACCTGTCGTACAACATCGGAACCACGTATGCATGGAACTACGTCTTTTTCCGCGCCCCGCTTGCGTTGCCGTCCGCGATATACGCGGCAATTGAACAGACGACCGCGCTGAACTCGGGCGGCGAAATGTACCTAGACGAACTGGTTCTAGCGGAGGTCCGACAGGTCGCCGCGGGCGGACAGGGAATCGTCATTCTGCCTGGTTCGACGGATTGGGTCGTGAACGATCACCTTCGGTTGGTCAGCACCAACAACGGCGAAGGCGAATTCAATACGGAATTTGACCGCTTCTACGCCATGTACGAAAAGGGATTGCTGTTGCCCGCCGCCGCGTCGCCCTCGGAAACTATCGCGGACAGCCTGATTTCCTAAGCCGCCGCTGTTGGCCGTCCTTGACGCCGTACACGACGTGCGCCATGCGCCCGCGTATCCGCGCAATCGTGTCGGCATCGGCTTCCGACAGTTCGGCTAGGTCGTGCGTGGCGGTCAGCAAATCAAACTCCGCGTCCGACGCGTCGTCTAGGCGCAGCGGGCGCAAGGCGTCGCGGAACGCCATTGCGCCGCCGTCCGCCGCCACGCGTAGCCATGCGAACGCCAGTTGCCTAGAACCGCGCGGAACGCCCGCCGCGTCCAACAGCGACGCGGGCGCGCGCCCTGTTCGGCGGATATGGTTATAAGCCGCGAACGCCGCCAATAGGCGCGATTGCAATTCGGCGCACCGCGCGACGGCCACGGGCGAAACGATTCGGTAGGGTCGTCGGCGTCGCTTGGGTATGCACCGCCCCGATTTCGGCCGTGGATAGC